GCCTTATTTGATTGTGAGCCGAATTGACCAAGCTTTTTCGCGACAGCTTGATCGATATAAACGTCAATCGCTTTCGAGCCATCCGCTGTGGCGCGTTCCTGTGTCGTGACATCGGCCCCCACGTTGTTATAGATGTTGACCTCTGTCCCTCCGCCGTAGGCCTTCACGCCTAAGTCCCCGCCGATTCTGGTCAGGGGCAATATGGCCTCCGCTCCGGCTTCTCCCATAAGTCCGGCTCCCCTTGCCATGGGGAAAATGGTCGGTCTGTCCACGATCCCACCACGGGCGAAGGGAATGACATTGCCGCCCTTAAAGACATTGCCTTTGGCGGCCAATACAGACGGCCCAGTAGTGGCAGGGATGCTCGCAGCGCCACCCGCAGCTCCACCGAAGAAAGAGCCGAGGCCGCCGGAGATTGCCCCGAATAGCGGCTGGGTAATGTTCTGATAGATCATCATTCTCAGGAGGTCATCAATCATCGAGTCGATCATATCGCTGAATGACATCTCACCTGTCCGGGCGAATTTTACTATCGCATCGGCAGAATCTCTTCCCCATCCTTCGATTGCGGCTTTGAGATCATCGATATTACTTTTTTCTTTCTCAACACTCTTATCGAGGATATTCGCCTTCTCTGCGGCATACCATTCATCCAGTTTAGTTTTATCATCTATGTAAGCCGCGTATTCATCATACAATGATTTGAGTTGTTGCAATTCATATTCTGTTGCAGAGAGGGTGGCGCGTTTATGAGCATCCTGGAATTCGGCCTGTTTGTCTGCATATTCTTTTTCTAATTGCTTTTTCTCCTCCGCTGCTTTTTTTGCTTCAGCATTTGCGGCTTTCTCAGCTTCTTTTGTCTTGATCTGAGCATCTATTCGAGCCTGTTGTTGTCTGATCAACTCTTCTGTGTTTTTGCGCCGCTGATCTGCCTCTTCCTGATACCGTTTTAAAGATGCTTCCATCCTGGCTTTATCAGCTTTGTCTTCTCGCTCTTTCTGCGCTTCGAGAGAGGCGAGTTCTTTTTCAAGTTTTTCGATTTCTTGACTTGCGATCCCGCCCAAATCACCAAGCCCCGGAATGCCTTCGGTCCGCAAAAGCTCCAGTTGCTTTTTCGTTTGTTTTATTTTCTGCTGCGTCGAGCTGCCAAAGATAGCATCACCGATTGCGCCCAGCCCAACCCATGCGGCCATCAAAAGACCGGATTCCTCTTTTGCAAATTTCATTACGGCGAGGGTTTCGTTCAGCCAGGGGATAAGATTAAGCGCAAGGCTGCGCCCTGTCCCTTGTGCGGATTTGATCAGGATATCCAACTGGTCATTGAGATAGGCCGCCTGTAATGCTGTTTCCGTGCCTATTACAAGCCCCATCTCTTTCGCTTTCTTCTGGAGGTCTTCAATTCCCGCGCTTCCCATGTTCAGCATCGGGATTAGTTCAGCCCCGGCCCGCCCAAAGATACGCATAGCCGCCGCTGTTTTATCGGCGCCGTCTTCCATCTTGGAAAACTTATCGGCGATTTCCTTCATAACGTCTTCGGAATTGCGGAGGGTTCCGTCTGCATTGTCAACACTGATATTCAGGAGCTCAAAGGTTTCTTTCGATTCTCCGACGCCACGCTTCATGTCGTTCATGTTCATCGAAAGACGCTGTATGCCTTTTGCTACTGTTTCAAGGGAGGTCCCGGCTTGAGAGGCTACAAGGGTCATGCCGGATAGAAATTCTGATGTCGTGCCTGTCTGCTGGGCGAGCTTGCCCATTTTATCGGCTATATCGATCTGTTGCTTGACAAAGGCCGCCATAGCAACGGCAGCCCCGGCAACGGCATAACCGGCATAACGATTCAAGGCAGTAGCCGCCTCGGTAAACTTCTTACCCACCTTCCCCATTGCAGCGGACATACCGGAGGCGTTTTTCTGCACCGCGTCCTTTGCCTTCTTCATGTTGGCTTCAAATTGTGCTGAGCTCGCGCTGAGATCAACGCGCAAGGCCCCCACAGGTTCTGCCATACTATTTACCCTCTCCAAAATATGCTTTCATTTCCTGCTCCAGCCCCGGGCGCGGTGTCTTGCGCTTCTTCCGGCTTAATGATTCCCACTTCGGCATTTTCTTTGTCCTGGTGAACGCCGCTATCATCCATGCCTGTTTGTCCGATCTTTCAAGAATCGCTTCCATTGCTATCCTCGTTTGATACGGAGTCAACTGCCAGAATTCCAGAGGGCTTATCCCAGCGAGAACCGCATTACGATACGCTTGACCCAGCCAATCGGGGTCTGCTTTTTTTTTACATCGTCACCCTCAGGAATTCCTTGGTCGCCAAAATATGCCCATTGTAAAGCTTCCTGCACATCGTTGGCGAAAGGAATCAGTGGGGGAGACAACTCCATGATCCTCTCCGGCGTCATCTCCGGATGCCGTTCACGCAGGCCGGCCGAGCCGACAAAGGCCACCGTTTCAGGCTCGAACAAATTCGGACTGTCGCCGTACTTTCCAGCTATTTCCGCCAAGGCTGCCCAAGTGAAGCGGAGATAGTACGGTTTGCCGTCAATGTCTATACGCTTCAATCCAGTGATCATGTCAACGCCATAGCTCCCGTTCTGCGAATTGTGATCGATCCGCTTACCTTATCATCCATCGCGCCGCTATTGTTGATGCCGGTAACGTAGCCGGTGAACGTGTGGGCCGAATTGTCGGAATAAGTGATCTTGAACGTCTTCAATGTATCATTAGCCCTTGCGGTTTCGGCAGCCAGCAGTCCCGCATCATCAGAGGTCCAGTTGAGATTGAACGTAAGATCGACATTCCTGGGCATTCCAGGCCGCTCTTCCTGCCTCGTCGATTCCAGTGTCGTAAAGTCGATCATGTTTTTCGTGTCGCTCGGATTGTCCCAGTCAAGGATGTTTCCGATTTCCGTGTAGGTTTCCGGCGTCATGGTCGCCGCATCGGTATTGTCCGTGATGGTGAGGCCAGTCGAATCAAGGTCAATGGCAAAGGTGTCGTCGGTCTTGTACATGACGACATAGGTATTGCCGTTGATGCTCGCTGCATCGTCGCCGGCGAAACTCGCAGCCGCCACGACATCGCCGTTACTCAATCCATGAGCAGCAGCCGTTAATATGGTGGGATTCGCAAGGGTAATGTCGGTAATGGTTACCGCCCCGCCCGTCCCGGTTGAAATCTCTAATTTAGTGCCCTGCGCTTCGGTCATATCAGACATTGCTTTTTCCTCCTGTTGTTATTGTGCTACGCTATTCAACGTGCCAGACAACGTAGTCCTGGCTAACTCTATAAATCTCTATCTCGCTCTCGTAGATGTCCCGCTCGCTGTCTATGAGGCATGATCCGATTCGCGTTCCTGACGCCGTGCCTCTGTAGCCGTCCAGCGCTCCCCTGATTGCATCGGCGAGGGATTTTGCTCCTGTATAGGTCTCTGCCCATGCGTCGATCTGGAAACGCGGATGCGCCATGCCTGACGGCCCCTGCAATACGTGATCACGCATCCCCGATATCTTGGTATAGAGGATTAAGGGATACGTCGGGTCCTGAGGGATAGTAACCGGATAACAGCGCGTCGTGATCGCCTTCACGGTCGCATCGTTGATCAGTATGTATCTGATTGCCTGCTCGATCATTTCATCAACCCTGCCCGCTGTTTCGCTGTCAATGTACCTTTTTCAGCCTTCCGTGCCAGTAGCCGCGCCGACTTCTGCAACGCTTTCCAGATTTCGTCTTTTAATATGTCAAGGGACACCTTCTTCTGGCTGTCCCATGCTCCCCGCAAGAATGGCATCGGGGGGATGTACCCACGATACGCGCCCTTCTTTGTGTACCGTTTAGCAGACCCGAATTCGAAAATATGGGCCAATGGATGGGATGACCCTACGTATGCCGTCACCCTCGACCTGTCCTGCCTGCCCCGCTGTGAGCGTTTTAGGGTAGTGCCGATTTTTATTGATTCAACGATGTCTTTATTGTCCATCGGTATTCCCTGAGCGTTCGATTTAGCTTTGTCTTTTATGGGAACGGCAGCCTTCTTGAGAGCATTGCGGACTACTCCACGCTTCATGGAAACAGTCGGCAATTGTTCTAAAGCATTCATACATTCTTGGAGTCCAGTTATTTTAAATGTAAATGCCTTATTAGACATTGATTATTTCCCCACATCTTCTGCATATCTAAATCTTCCTTTATTGACTCCACCAGGTCTACGACCGACAATCCAATCCCTTACTATGTTGCGATCAAAATCATTCTCTTCAGCAGCTTCTTTAATTGTTCCAAATATTTTTCCTGTCCATGTATCAACAACCCTACGCGCCAATGGGTGCTTGCTCCCAATCGGTCTTCCTTTCGGTTCTATTTTAGGACGGTATTTCTTGTCAGCAAAAATGAATCTTCCATGATACTTTTCGCTTCTTTTAATGCCGGACGCCCATTCCCTGATTGATGCTGGTGGTAAACCAGTTTTTGCAGCCGCTTCTTTAATGCAAGAATAGGTTGCTTTATTCCAAGTATCTACAATCGCTTTTGCATGATAAGCATTGCCTAAGGCATATTTACCTATCTTCGCCTTTGATAATTTCAGTTTTGTATCTTCCGGCATTGGTTTTCCATAGTTGTGGTTCTTGCTGCCTCTCATAGCGTCCCCTATCTTTGCTTTGCTTTTAGCACTATGCCGCATCCCAAAATTATTTCTTGCTTTAGGACGGAGATTATATCCGACCTTAGGATTGGATGCGTCTATGGCATCAATTGCCCTCTGTTCAAAATAAATAAGGTTTGATTTGTCGCAAAACAAAACAGGGTAAAAATCGAATGATTCCTCACCGTACATATTCCATGCCCTTTGGAGATATTTATTCCAATGTATTCCACGCCTGAGAGGGCTTTTATGTTCAATAAAGCGACGCCTTATATTGATAGCAGACCCTATATACCTTTTGCCATTAACCTTATTTTCTATGGCATAGACGCCCGATTGATCTGTCAATTTAAATGCGGGCTGTCCCATTATTCCCCCCTCGCTGATACTATTAGTTCAATCCCCTCACGCCGCCCAAGCTCCAGTTGCGCCTGTATGTCATATTCCCTGCCGTCTGCATCCACCAGCCGGACCATGGGTGTAATATCGGAGCGATACCGGATGCGATATTTCGCTGAAATAGCCGCCACGACCTGTTGAGCGTTCCATCTCTCGTCGCCTCTCAGTTCCAACCGTTCCGCCCACTCCTGATACCCTCTCGTCACTGGCTTGACCTTGTTGTCTGCATCCAGTGCCGTTGCTGCCGTCGCCGTCCAGACATCCCCCACGGCGCAATCGGTGTAAAAGTGATTCGTTTCCGTGGCCGTGATCTGATAGAGCGTTCCGATGGTAAGGGTGCCCGTGGCCAGTTCATCCCCCACTACACAGAGCGGTATCCATGTTGTGATCTGCTCCCCGAAGTCGTTTGTTGTGTTCGACTCCTGATAGAGCGATATGATTCTATCCATTCGGCCTGCTCTCATACCCCGAACCTCGTATGTATCTGATAGGACGCCAGCAATGAGTCAATCGCCCCGTCTATACGCCCCACGGAAACACCCATGACAACCTCGCCCCTGTTCTCATAGAGGTCTGTTATCCTCAGGAGGATCGCCGATTTAATACCCTCCGGCACGTCGTCAGCGTCACCATACCCGCAATCAAATTCAACCTTGATAGGCTTCTCGCTGTAGAGCGTTCCCGACGGCCATGATTCGCCAGGCTGTAAGATAACTCGTCCAGGCTGTGAAACGATGTCAACGTCTATCGTCGAAAGCGTGTTGTCGTAATCGTCATCATCTTCCAGCCGGTACGTCACCGTGGCCGACTGTAGGGGCGGATACGGCAGTTTTATCTCGTCACCGTCCGGCCATTCATCCAGATAGTATTCCAGCGTCTGTGTAATGAGCTTCCGGCCTGTCTGTTGCTCGGTCATGATCCGGGCGGTCGTGATGAGCCGATCAAGCAGGTCATCTTCGGTCGTGTAGGCCGCCGCCTCTGCGTCAGTAGTGGCAAGCCGCAGGTGCATTTTTACTTCCGCCTTTGTCACCGGCTCAATGTTCGGAGCTGTTTTCGTCGTGATTCTCATGTCATCCATCCCCCTCACAGCAGCTGCATCCCGAGCACTGCCGTTACACCTCCGACGATTCCGCCGGCGAATGACAACCACTTGTTCCAGCGCTCTAACGCACGCATACGGCAGTCGATTGATTGCAAGGTCTCAAAGACAATCCAGTCACGCTGCTCTTGTGGCGTCTTTTCCCACGTATCTTTCGTCACGATGAATCCAGTACCGGTCATATTCACAGCGCACCCCCTATGCTATGCGTTCAAGTAGTATCCGCCGGCCACCAAGGGGCGCCAGAGTACTGTTATATCGGCCACCTTTCCTGCACCTGCCGCGCCGCCGCCGATGGTAAGCTGTATTTTCTTCGTCGATGCCGTCACCACTGGGCCGCGATAGACGTGGAAAAAATTCCCTGTCAATTTGGCTTTTGCGCCCGCAGTTGAGGAAAGTATCTCAATCGAGCTGTCATCATTGGTCTGAACCGATATGCCGGTGAAGGTTTCGACCGCCGAAAGGTTGTCGGGAACGTGGACAATCACCGCGTCGATGAATAAGGCTTGAGTCGTGGCGGTCATCACGTCATAGGCCGAGGCCTCCTGATTGAGTGAGATTTGCTTGTAGTTGACCGTAGTTTCCGGCATGTATGACTTCGGCACCCAGGCATAGCCGTTGAAAATGAACATGAAGCCGGTGTTGTCTTCAAAGGCCGTTGCGCCAACTGGAATTCCGGCAGTTGGTTTTGTTTCATATGATTTCCCGATCCATCTATTATTGAGATTCCCTATTCTTTGCCATGCCATCTCCATTGCCTCCTTTCACTTTTTGGGGAGGGAAGGGGCAGGGCCCGGAGAGGTAGGCCCCACCCCCAGGGGTTAATTATGTTTGAGCACCGTAATTACAGGACGGGACGCTTGCCGTTACGCCGTTACAGGTGAAGATATTGTTCGCACCATATCCGGCTGTGACAACATACGCATTCGCGCCTGCCGCTTCGCCGGAAACACCAACATTATTGAAGCTATACAGCACGCCATCTGCGCCATCGTCAATAATCTTGTCGGCAACCTGAATATAATTGTCCGCGACAAGGCCGTTACGCCCCTGAACGCAAGTCATTGTTCCCGTTGCAACAATCCCGTTGTCTGCTCCGCCGAGTATATTGTTTCCGATGATCCTGAGACCATTGATGCTCCCGGCTCCGATATCGATGACATCCCCGGAAAATGCTCCGAGGAAATCACAACCCATTATCTTGACGTATTGAGCGGCGGTCATGTCGATTGCCGATGGAGCGGTAAAGGCTTCATAATGAGCATCAAAGATGCACCCATGAAACTCAATGCTCCCGCCGGACGTGCTGTCAAGCGTCACGAGATCGTCAGACGCTGCGGGCCGGAATCGCACATTGAAGAACCTGCATCCCATC